TATCTCGTGCACAACAATGAGCGGGTCCGCGTATAGGTCGGCCAGCTGGTCGGTGATAGCGCCGGAGCCTGCGGACGGCTCGAGCACTGACAGCCCCGCCGTGATATTGGCTTTTAGGATCATATCCTCGACAAGGTATTCCGGCGTCGAATAATAGCCGGCAATCTGCGCACCCTGGGCCGCCTTCTGCATATTGTGCAGCTGCTCGGCCCGCTCCTGCTCGGGGCTCTTGCCCTCGAGCAAGCCCCAAAGCGCCACGGCCTCGGGGCCCGTGTCGCTGCGCTCGTCGGTCGCTGCTACGTGGTAGTAGCCGCTCGACACGGTGCGCACACCAAGGGCCGAGAATACGGCCTTTTTGCTGGTGAACTTGGCGAGCAGCTGCGGCAGCGGTCCGGCTTCCATAAGGTCAGCCAGTGCCCGCAATGCCTGCGCCGTGCGCTCGAGCCGGTCGGCGTCAATGCGCCGGCTCATGCCCTCGCGCTGCTGCTTTGGCGTGTTTTCGCGATGGTCGCCGCGCTTGGCTGTCACTTCCTGCTCGAGCTTTTCGGCCATTTCGCGGAATTTATCGGCCTTGTGTGTGTCCTGCTTTGGCTTTGGCGGGGGCTGAGTGTCAGGCGGGACACCGTCCGGGCCGCTAAACTCCTGAATTGCCCACGCTGCGGCCGCCTCCTGCTCGGTGAATCCGAAGCCGCCCGGTGTGCCTTTCCATTGCCTCGAGTACCAGCCGCCGGCAGCTTTGCAGCTGTCGCGCAGCGCCTCGAATTGCTCGCGCTCGACTCGATCGGCCAGCACCACGAGCCAAAAATCAAAGCCCCGTTTAGTGTGATGGTGTTTCTCGATCGAATAGCCGGCACCCTGGGCCACGGCCTCGGACTCTGGCGCCGCGTGGGTCGCGGTCCATTGCTCCCAAAACTCAGCCGCTCGAGGGTGCGCGCCGCTGTATATCTGATAATCAGCGCGCCCGTTTGCGATGGCTTCGGACTCGTCGCCGCCCAAGAATGCGACAATGGCCGCGCGGTTCTCGTCGGACTGGGTAAACTCCGCGCGGCAATACTTGGCCCGCCCGTGTACCAGTTCCCAAGCCTCGCCGGCCTCGCTGTGGTCATAGCCGCTGCAATCGGTCATTGCGTCAAATGTGCCATAAGTGAAGCGGTCGCAAAGCGCCTGCACCTCGTCGCGCTGCGCCGGCAATAGGTCCGGCGTTTTGATGTCGGCCCGCACACTGTTGCCCATACTGAATGAGCTAGATTTCACCGATACCCGCAAGCCTTGCGCCTGCAAAATACGCTTGAGGCTGGCCCCTGCTCGCGCGTGGCTGCTCTTGCCTGAGTCTGCGCTGATGGCGTCGGGGTATTGCTTGCGCAATTCCTCGGCCAGCTGCTCGACCGTGTCGGACTTCTCAGCCGCTATGGCTGCCCGCGCTTGCGTCTCCTGCGCTCGCTGCTCGAGTCGCTCGGCGTCCTGCTCCGGCGTGGTCCGGTTGTCCTCGAATGGCACCGTTTCCATGCAAGCCGGCAAAGCATCGCGGAATGCTTCGGCAACGTCGCCGGCATTGTCGCGCGTGATTTCCCACGCGAACCGCTCCCCGAGTGCGTCGTATATCGTCACGGCTTCGGGGTTTTGCGGGTTATCAATAAAGCCCGCCCCGAATACTGATACAAGGCTCTCGCGTGACTCGCCGCCATGCTGGCCGTATATCTGGCGCAGCATGTTGAACGTGCCGGACACCTTGGAAACGGCCGCGGCCGCCTCTTTGTGCCACTTGTGCCGGTTAGTGGTGCCGGCTGGCAATGTGAACTTATTCATCTTTTTGTACCTCCGTTATTATGGGAATGATTCCCCGACAGCTGGCCCAGGATGGCACCAGCTGGCGGCGGTCACTCAATAGTCAAAGCCCAAAGCGTGACCGTTCTCACAGTCGGCCCAATTGGCCAGCCGCTTCGCGGCGTAAACGGCCGTCAGGCCGTTGATATAGTCGCCTTGCTCCTCGCCATCCACAAAGCTGTTCGCGATTTCCTCGCCGCCTCGGAATACCTGCAAGCCGGCATAGCCTAGCCCGCGGTGGCGGCTCAGGATGTAAAGCGCGCCGCCCTCGGTGAATAGGTCGACATCGTCGGCCGTGCCTGCGCCTATGGCGTGACGGTTGCCGCGCCATATGATGACCTGCGCCGCGGTGTACCGGCCCGCGTCCCGTTGCTCGTCCCACGTTTCGCGGTCCCAGTCGTAGCTGTGCAGCGGTAGCTTGTTCATAATCCGAAGCCCTCCGGGTCATTGAATGCCCGCTGGAAGTCGTCGCGGTCAATCTGCGATTGCATGGCGCGGCGAGCCTCGCCGGCGCAAAACGTCTGCGCCGCCTCGCCGTCAATCCATGTGCCATCGCATGCGACACACACACAAACAATGCCTAAGTCCGCGGCGTGTGTGTGATCCTGGGTCACGTCATCGCTGTTGCAGTCGGGGCAATTCATTGCGACACCCCCGCGGCCATGCTCGAGGCCACGATTCGCGAGGCCGTGCGCTTGCTGATGCCAAGCCGGTCGAGGTTGTAGCGGGCGCATACTTCCTGCGCGCGCTCCAACGTGTCGCCCCAGTACCACGGCTCGGCATGCTCGCCGCGGCCGGTCATAGGACTGTGGCCCGCTTCATGCTCAGTGACCAGCGACGGTATAAAGCCGCGCGGGTTGTCCTGACATGGCGGGATGTAGTAGCACCAACGCGGTGCCGGTTTCTTTGATGTGGCCATTGTGTAGCCCTCCGTTATTGTGGGAATGATTCCCCAACAACTGCCCCGCCTCGCGCGGCAGCTGGTGGCGGTCACTCATGCGAACATATCAAGCTGGCCAAGCGCCGGCGCAACCGTCCGCGGTGCGGTTATGCCTCCCCATTGCTCGGCCATCGCTGCGGCCAAGCCAGTGAAGAACCGCGAACGGTCGTGGCCGCGGGTCTTGCTTGGGCCCATATTGTCAGCGCCGCACGGGCTCTGATTGGCCCACCGTTTCACGAGCTTGCCCTTGTACATTACGAGCCGGGGCTCGACGTGGTCGGCCGGGTCGTCGGTCAACTTGGGCAGGCCTTTGCGCCATAGGTAGGTTTGCTTGCTGTGGTCGTGGCCGTAATGGTGAGGCTGCACCAGCTGCGGCTCAAAGCCCGGGGCCGCGTTCTCGGTGCCTATGCATGACTTGGGGTTCTCAATGCAGACGCGCTCAACTGGTGCGCCGGCAATGTCGCGGACTAGCTCGAGCGACTCCTGCCGCTTGGCCTCACGTTCGCGGCTCGGGTCATGCTTGGGCTGGCATCTCCAAAGCTGGCAAGCCGCTATATATGTGCAGGGCGGGTGGGCAATCATCAGGCTGTAACCGTCGCCCATGTATTGCCGCACATCGCCAACCAAGTGCGGGCCGTTGGGCGCTTCGGTCTCAATGATGTCGCAGCTGGTTGCATCATGCCCAAGGGCTCGGAATGCATCGCGGACAACTCCGGAGAATTCGCAAGCCACCAATATGCGGGACAAGTGCCAGCCGGCGGCGACGCTGCGCCGCTCGGCCTCGTGCATCTCGTCGCCATAGTCTGCGATGCTGTCGCCCGGGACCTGCAGTGCTACTGACTCCGCCATGCATGCGGCGTTGTCGGTGTAGTCTGCGGCCACGGCGTCACCGTTGCGGACCTTGGCCAGCTGGCCGGCGGTCAATGACTCGCGGACCGCTGCCGAGTAATCAGCAGCGAGCCGGGTCACGTCAAGCCGGTGCAGTCTGGCAATCACGCTGCAGGCTCATTGGCGACAAGGTAGGACACCTGATCGCGGCGGGTACGTTCGGCCAGCTTGTCAGCCATGGCCAGCTTGAGTGATGCCTGATAATTGGGCATTGCTCGGTATCCGAAGCCGTGCATTGTGGTAGCTGCGCCGTCAAGGTCCGCGTGGCATGCTGCCGCGTTCATCAGCTTAAACTCAATTGAACCGCGGGTCCTTTCGCTGAGCTTGGATGCAAACGGGGCGTCCTGCGCCGGCGGCGGATGGCCAACCAGCGGCGGGGCCATTGCAATGCGAATCAGCCCGGCTTTACTGTACTGCTTGCCGGGAATGGCATAGTCGAGCATCTCGAAATACAGGGCAATCAATGCGCTGTTCTCGGTGTCTTTCCATGGTGTCTTATTTGACATGGTGTGGAACTCCTGCGGGATATTGTTGCGGGGTCTGCGGCCCCGGTGGCCAGACAATCCGGCCAACATTGCAGAGACTAGGGCCAGTGGCCCGGGATGTCAAGACACCTTAATTGGCGCTAGAATCCACGGGCCGAAAATGGAGTTATGTAAACGATGACTGCGCAAGCTGAGAGCGATACCCTGCAAGCTGAAAGCCTCCCCGCTCGAGAGAAGGGAAAGACCATAGGCAGACCATCCACTTACACGCCAGCCACGGCGGAGTTGATATGCGCAAGGCTCGCGGATGGCGAAACACTCAGCGACGTTTGTCGTACTCCCGGGATGCCAAGCCGGCAGTGTGTGCATCAATGGCGCATGCGAATGCCAGCCTTCAATGACCTGTACTACCGCGCGCGACTGATTGGCATGGAGTCAATGAGCGATGACACGCTGACCATTGCCGACGATGACACGCTCGACATGCTGCCGGATGGCGCGCCAAACCCCACGGCCGTCAACCGTGCCCGCCTGCAGGTGCATGCTCGGCATTTCCTCATGGGCAAGCTGGCCCGCCATGTGTACGGCGACCGGATCGAGGTAGAACACAGCGGACATATTGAGCATACCGTGACCTTGTCGGACCGCGAGCGCATGCGCCGCCTCGCCCTGTTCATGCTCGAGGATAGGGACCAAGGGCAAACGATAGACAGCACCGCCTTGCCTGCACCTGATGACAGCCTGCCCGTGGTGGCTGAGAGCCCGCCGCCTCGCAATGATGAACCGCGCGCGAGTGAGGACATATGAATAGAGGTCCCATTTACCACGCCGGGGCAGCCATATGCGCGGCGGCAGGGGGGGAGGGGAGCCCTCTCACCCACAGTTTTTCAAATCCTGGACGTGCACCTTTGTTGCATAGTTGCACCTGAAACCATGCACCCCAACGCCCATACGACCCACACGAGGAGCGCCGAAAACGCCTTTTTGCCCGCCGGACCCTGAAAATGGACTTTTTGGCCCGCCGTAAGTTGTTGATTGGTATAGAGCGCATAGCGTTTTTACCGGGAAAACACTTTTTGAGATTGGAGTCGAAAACGATGGAAAAAATAATTTTAATTTTGTGGACGTTGAGCCCGAGTGGTCATTTGGATCGGTTGGAAATTGGCGGCTTTTTTGATATGGACGCTTGTGAGGCGGCGGCTGTGGTGCTGACGGCGCCGAGTCCGCTGGATGGTTGGTCGCCGGCGACGGTAACGCGCTGTTTGGAGGTTCCCAAGTGAGTCGCGTCACTTTGACTGGATTTTGCCCGGAGTGTGCAGCGCAGATGCGTTACTGGGTTGATCCGATGGTGCCGATTTTGACGGCCAGAAACGAGGATCCGGTGGCGCATGGCTGTGAGGAGGACTGCTGGATGTGCCTCGAGTGCCGCAAGGAATTCCCGCTGGTAATGGAGATAGCGGCATGAGCTACGCCTACCGTGCCCGGAAGAAGGCGATAAAGCGCCATATGCACGAGAATCGCGAAAAACTGGTCTTTGGTAAGATAAAGCCTGTCGATTTCGCGTTTTTGCAGGCAAACTGGACCCGTGAGATCGATGGGCCGTGTATTGGGACATTGGAGCAGTTGATATGTCGAAAAGAGTGAAAAATTGCCGCACCGCGCGGGTGCGCCGTCCGGCTGGATTTACTCGCTCGGAAGCGCCAGCATCCAGGGTGCTGCTTACGTTTTACAAGAAGCTGGACAACATTGTCGAGGAGGCAAGGGAAAATGGCAGACAACGAGCAAAACAACGAGAACGAAAACGAGCCGGTAGAAGTGCCGGAATCTTCCGATTTACAGGCAACAGGTAGCGGTGATTCGTCACCGGATCTGGAAATATCTGATGAGGCTGTAGAGGCGCTGAGCGAGGTCGTCACAGCGTTGGCCGAGGAGGGAATCAATGCGCCTGATGCACCGCAAACGCCGGCGAAAAGGCCGTATCGTGCCTGCGCTGCGGCGAACGCTGCGGCCAAAAACAAGCGCAAATATGGCTGAGCAATGGCGCATCGCCCGGGAGTGGATGTGGACACCCGCATCTGCTCCCGAATCTGCCAAGCTGACCGATGAACCGTGGCAGATACGGTGGCATCGTTTGACCGGCGTCACTCCGGATGTCGCCAAGGCCACAGTAGCCATGGCAAAGACGATGGGCAATGAGCCGCCGAAACGGCTCAGAAAGATCCTCACACTGGGCAAACTGAGTCGCGAAACATGCAAAAAAGTCAGGTAATTGAGACCAAGTACACCATGACACCGGGCGTGGATTACACCGATGCCCGCGTCAGAGTCGATGGCAAGGACATCTGGATCCGCGTCGGCGGCTTCAAAGCGTCAAAGGACGCTTATGCGTTCCTGATTGAGGAGGCCGAATTGCAGGCCCGCGGACCCAAGGCGAACGGTCATGGGTGAGACCGCCATTGATGAGATGTTGCGCCAGTATCAGAGCATGCCGCAAAAAGAGCGCGACGAGCTCGATGCGCTGGTTGATTCCAGATCAGCGGACCGGCTGTGGATGCCCTCCCCAGGGCCGCAATATGACGCGGTCAATTGTCTGGCTGATGTGCTGCTCTACGGCGGCGAGGGTGGTGGCGGCAAAACCGACCTCGAGCTCGGCCTCGCATTCGAGTACCACGAGCGAACGCTCATTATTCGCAAGCACTACACCGATTTACGCGGCATTACTGACCGGGCCAAGGAGATCAACGGCACCGACAAGGGCTACAACGGATCGCTGCCGCCACGCCTGACCACGGTCAAACACGATCCGAAAAAGCCCAATCTGATCGATTTTGGCGGGCTGGCTCAGGAGGGTGACGAGCAGCATTGGCAGGGCCAGCCGCACGACCTGATCTGCATTGACGAGGTGGTGCAGAATCGTGAGTCACAAGTCCGCTTTCTGATGGGCTGGAATCGAACCACGACCGAGGGCCAGCGGTGCCGGGTGGTACTGGGCTCGAATCCGCCAACCGACTCCAAGGGCATCTGGATTATCAAGATGTTCGCACCCTGGCTGGATCCACGCTATCCCAATCCGGCTGAATATGGCGAACTGCGCTGGTGTGTCACCGGGCAGGACGCCTCCGGTAACACGTTCGATCAGTGGGTCGATGGTCCGGACGCCAAGGTCGCCAGTGGCAAGTTCGACAACGAGGGCAAGCCTGAATATCTGATACCGCTCTCGAGGACCTTCATCCCTGCACACTTGTCTGACAACCCGTTTCTGCGTGACACCAACTACAAAGCGCAGCTGGACGCGCTCCCCGAACCACTCCGATCTGCCATCCGTGACGGCAATTTCATGGCAGCGCGCCGCGATGAAGCCGATCAGGTCATCCCGACCGCATGGGTTTACGCCGCGCAAAACCGCTGGATGGACGCTGAGGGTCAGCCGCCAAGCGGTGTGCCGATGTGCGCCATTGGCGTCGATGCAGCACGTTCCAAGGACAAAACGGTGCTGGCACCGCGCTATGACGGCTTTTACGTCGAGCTCGTGGCCGTTCCGGGCAAGGACACACCGCACGGTCGCGATGTGGCAGCCCTTGTCTTGAAAACCCGCCGCAACAACGCAACGCCGGTGATCGATTGTGGCGAGATCAACGGTGCCGAGGCATGGGCGCACCTGGATGAGAACGGTATTCAGTGCATCCGCCATGTCGGCATGGACAAGTCGGTCGCGCGCACCAAGTCCAAGCATCTCAAGTTTTTCAACAAGCGCGCCGAGGTCATCTGGAAATTCATGGAGGCGCTCGATCCGGAGCAGGACGGTGGCTCACCGATTGCGCTACCTGATGATCCGGAACTGGTTGCTGAGCTCACCGCGGTCAAGTGGGAACTGACGCCGCAAGGCATCAAATGCACACCGAAAAAGGACGTAGTGGCCGAACTGGGCCATTCTCCGGACAAAGCAGACGCGGTTATCATGTCGTGGTCTGCCGGTGCCAAATCGGTCACGCACCTGGGTCAGTGGCGCGACGATCAGAGAAGTGGTAATTTCGGCGGCAAGCGACGTCCGCAGGTCAATCTTGGCCCACGCCATCGACAGCCACGGAGGCACTGATGTCTGGTCTCAAAAACACCGTAAAACGAGCAATAAATGCGTCTGTCGGCAAGGGCTACAAAACCAATCGCGAGCGACGCGAAGAAAAAAGAGCCAAGCATCAGGCCGCACTCGACAAGGTCTTTGCCGGCGCCGAGATGCCGGACGAGGAAGTCATCAAACGCAACGAACGACGCAAAGCTGCAGCCCGCAGGGGCTCAATCCAACGCAATGTCTTAACTGACGAGGATTCACTCGGATGAGCAGAAAATCGGAAATTATCTTTGAGCCCGGGGCAGTTGTACGAGGCCCCGGCACAGTAAACGCTGATCGCGGCGTGGGCGAGTCCGTCAATTTTTCAGCCTTTTTGGATGTTACTGCCGAGACTGGTACAGCGACCCTGGATGTGAAATTTCAGGAATGGGATCAGGCCTCAGAGAAGTGGTACGACATTACTGGCGGCGCCTTTGCGCAGGCCACTGGTATCACCAACGAGCGGATCACGTTCGCGGTCAATGCGCTGCGGATTCGCTGTGTGCAAGTACTCGCCGGCGCTACGCCGACGATGGATTACACCGTAGGTGCCATTGGAGCTCCGTAATGAGGCCACGCGATATAGCCGAGCGGGCCGGCAAGCTGTTCTCAGACCGCAAAGCGATCACGACTCTGTGGCAGGAGATCGCGGAAAACTTCTACCCGCAGCGCGCAGACTTCACGATTCGACGTTATATAGGCGAAGAATTCGCGGAGCATTTGTATTCGTCATACCCGATCCTCGTACATCGGGATTTATCGAACAGCTTTGCCGCTATGCTCCGGCCGCGCACAAAGGAATGGTTCGAGATCGAGGTCGAGGAAATGGACGCGGTCTCCCAGGCCGGCAAGGCGTGGCTCGAGTGGGCGACTGGCAGGATGCGCTCTGCGATGTACGACCGCCGCTCGCAACTGATCCGGGCGACCAGTGAGGGCGATGCCGATTTTGCGGCCTTTGGCCAGTGCATCATCACGCGCGAGATCAACTGGGCCGCCGAGACGCCGCACCTGCTCTACCGCTGTTTTCACCTGAGAGACGCCGGCTGGTCCGAAAAGGCTGATGGCTCCATTGGTGAGATCTATTTCAAGTGGGAGCCGACCGTCAAGCAGCTGACCGAGCAGTTTGGCGAGGACGCGCTTCATCCGCAGCTGAAAAAAACCAAAACCAAAGAGAATTTGCGGACCGTGCCGTGCATGCGCTGCGCGATCACGACTGATGTGTACGCCGGCCAGCAGGATCAGGCCACGGCATTCCCGTGGATCCTCGTCTACCTGGATACCGAGAACAACCACATCATCAAAGAATTTGGGGTGCAGTCCAACGGCATCATTCTGCCCCGCTGGCAGACCGTTTCCGGTAGCCAGTACGCCTATTCTCCTGCCACCGTTGCCGGACTTCCCGACGCACGTCTGTTGCAAGCCATGAGTCTGACATTGCTCGAGGCCGGGGAAATGTCTGTCAGGCCACCAATGATTGCGACCCAGGACGCACTCAGGTCGGACATTCAACTGTACAGCGGTGGGATCACATACGCGGACGTCGAGTACGACGAGCGAAAAGGCGACGTTTTGCGGCCAATCAATCAGGATCGACGTGGCTTGCCCATGGGCTACGATACTGCCGAGCGTCAGATGAGCATGCTGGCCGAGGCGTTCTACATCAACAAATTAACCTTGCCGCCCCCGGAGGGCGACATGACCGCTTTCGAGGTGGGTCAGCGCGTGGAGGAGTATGTCAGGGCAGCCCTACCACTATTCGAGCCGATGGAGCATGAATACAACGGCCAACTTTGCGAGGACACCTTCGATGCCCTCTTGCGCGCTGGCGCCCTCGGATCTATGGACGACATGCCACCTGAGCTCTCAGAGCGCAACATCCATTTCAAATTTATCTCGCCGCTGCACGACGCCATGGATCGCAAAGAAGCTGCGACGTTCATGGAAGCTGCCGAGCTCATTCGCATCGCCGTGGAGACCGATCCGAGTGCCGTGGCGCACTACGACTCAGGCACAGCATTGCGCGGAGCCCTCGAGGGTATTGGCGTGAAGGCCTCAGACATCCGACCGACAAGTCAGGTAAAACAGATCATTCAAGCAAATGCAGAACAAGCCGCGGCCGAGGAACAGGCCGCCGTCGCACGAGATGCCGGAGCCGCACAAAGGGAAGTAGCGCAGGCGGAGAAACTAGACAGGGCAGCCGCGTAATTGGCGTTAAAAAAATCGATCAGAGAGTGCGTCCCACAAAAGGACCCACTCGCCAGACCACATTACACCGAATCCGAGTGTCAGGCGCTCCGAGCTCAGTTCCGTGGCGAGGCCACCAAGCACCAGCAGAAATTGGCGCTCGAGTGGGCGCTGCGGGCCTTTGGTACTCACGATTCCAGCTACCGCCCCGGAGATTCATACGCCACCGCATTCGCAGAGGGACGGCGTCACGCCGGCACGACTATCGTGTGGATGCTATTCGAGGCGCCAACACGCACCGATCCTGATAAGATCGCTTCACGAAAATTAGGAGATGACCCAAATGCCAGAGCCGATAATAGATGATCAGGGCAACGCCATAACCGCTCACTGGTACGACGATTTCGCAGGCGAGGACGAGGGGCGGCAGGAGACTATGTCGAAGTTCGATAATTTCGAGGCCTTCTACGACGACTACAACACCGCCAAAAACGCTGACTGGCGTGACGGCATTGCCGGCGACGACACCAAGTTCAGGTCTACCCTGGATCGCTTCGCGGATGCGCCAGCCTTCGGTACGGCATTCCGTGATGGCCAGCAGAAAATACGCTCAGGCCAGCTGCGACCGGAGCTCGCGGATGACGCTGACGAGGGTCAGATCAAGCAATTCCGTGAGACCAACGGTATCCCGCTCGAGGCTGCCGGCTACCTCGAGGATCTTCCTGACGGTCTGATCGTTGGTGAGGACGACAAGGAACTGATGACCGGATTCATGGATGTGCTGCACGGCGTCAATGCGCCGCCGAAAATCGCTCAGGCTGCAATCAAGTGGTACAACGATTTCGAGGAATCGCAGCAGGACGCCATTGCGACGCTCGATAATGAGCAGCTGGTCGAAGTAACCGACGCGCTCAGAGATCCCGAGGAGGGATGGGGTAAGGATTACCGCACCAACATGAACCTCGTCAAAAGCCTGCTCTCTGGCTACATGGGCAAAGAGGCATCCGAGCAGCTGACCAACGGGCGCTACCAGGACGGCCGCGGATTTTTCAATGATGTCAACGTAATGAAGGGGCTGGCGACTCTGGCCCGCAAGGTCAACGACGTCTCACCGCTGATCGCTGACGATCCGAAAAAGATGGCAGGCCTGCACGATCGAATTGCCGAGCTCGAGAAGTACCAGAAGGAGAACCGCACCAAATACTTCGCTGACGAAAAAGCGCAGGCTGAACTTCTCGGACTGTATGAGGTAAGATTGGAAACGGAGAAAAAGGAAAAGGACGCAGCATAAGGAATTGCCATGAGCAGACTGCTAAAGAGGGCGCTTTCCGGTCGCAATCCAGGTGGTATTGCTGGATATGACACAGTAACCGGAGGCGGCTCCATCTCTCAGAAATACACTGGCGTCGGGCATCGAGAAAACCCGGCAACCGGGGATCTCGGTCCTGATGCACCTGGGCAAGACGATGGCGGCGGAGGGCGTCCGCCACGCGGCCCTCGAGGTCGCAACCGTAGACTGGGTGGCGTCAGGTCGCCGCTGTCGTGAGCGAGACTGCGAACATGACGACCTACCGTGGATCCAAGCCCAAAAAGGCGAAGAAACAAAAGCGCAAATTCAAAAAGGCTACCAGCCACGCAAGGGACTATACGGTCAAATCATCAGTCAGCTATTGACGCCAGCATCGTCCTGACATAATCTCGCCCTACCACATCCGCCGGCCAACCTCTCTTGAGCCCCGGCACCCTACCGGCCCCTGCCGGCAGACGTGCGGCCCCTCACGGCTAACCCGCACCAAGCCACCAACAGGCTAACCCGACAAGTGGAAACGGAATTTTCATTTTTTGGAGGATAGCCTAATGGCTGAAACTGCCTTTCAAATCCAGTATCGACAAGAATTCATTCATGGATTCGAGCAACTGGTATCGCTGGTCCGCGGCTTCACAACCACGGAAACAGTGATTAAAGGCAATCAGGCGACGTTTCTAGTTGCCGACTCGGGTGGAGCCGAGGCCAAGACACGCGGTGTCAACGGTCTCATTCCTGCTCGTGGCGACAATCTGAACCAGCCGGTTGCAACCCTGGTCGAGTGGCACGATCTTGTGCGCAAGACCGATTTCAACATCTTCGCCTCTCAGGGCAATCAACGCGCAATCATGCAGGCAACCTGCATGGGTGTTATCAACCGTAAGATCGATCAGGACGTCTTTGGCGAACTGGCGACCTCAACGGTCAACATCGGCGCTGCGGTCGTTTCGAGCACCCTTCGCGTCCTACGCGCGAAAACGGTACTCGGCAACAACGATGTGCCGTGGGATGGTTGGATCTCATTCGTCATTACGCCTGCAACTGAGGCCTACATGATGGGCGAGAACGACTTTGCGAGTCGCGACTACACCATGAACGGGCCCTTTGATGGGGCAGATCCGGCGTGGCGTGATCGTCCGCAAACTTACCGTTGGCTCGGAATGAACTGGTGTGTTCACCCGAACCTCAACGGCGGCGGTGGCCCCGGTTCAGCAACCGAGGAAACCTATATGTTCCACAAGTCCGCGATCGGACACGCTTACAACGCGGACGATCTCGAGATGCGGGTAGGCTACGACGAGGAACAGGATTACTCCTGGGCTCGTTGCAGTATCTACATGGGCTCACAGCTTCTACAGAACTCTGGCGTCGTCATCGTTGCACACGATGGTTCTGCTCTTGTAGCGGCATAACGGGGAGGATTTGAGATGGCTTATTCAACAAACAGCTTGAACGTCGCAGTCCCTCGCGTCGGCGGTGGAGACGACCTCACCTCTGAAAGTGCAGCAATTTGGATCTACCGGGAAACCGCAGATGCAGTGCTTGCCACTATCGTAGCTGACAACTACATCACTGACGGTATCGAAAAAGGGGTCAAAGTTGGCGATGTGATCTGCTTCATTGAGACCGCTGTCGATGCGGCATGGGGCACTGTTGACACAGTAAGCGCCGCCGGCCTCGTTGGGATAATCTTGCTCAGTAACCCGTAAGGGCGACTGGCGTAAGAGCATCAACTGCGCGACAATCCGGGGGCCGTTCCATATGGGGCGGCTCCCTTTTGTTTTTGGAGGTACTCAATGTCTGAACCAGCGACAGCAGAACATATCGAAGATCTCGGTGAGCACGACGATCCGGAACATATCGGAGATCTCGGTGAGAGTCCCGCGCAGGAATCACTAGAAGTTCCTGAATCAGTCAAGCCGATCAGCCTTAACCGATTCGGTGTTGCACTCGAGAAGCGCAATGAATTCGTGGTCAATTGCAAGCACGGCGCGCTGCCGGAGCATGTACTTGAAGTCGAATTTTGGGAGCATATTGCTCGGCATCTCGGCCGTGGTGACATCGTAGAAGTTACGCCTGATGACTTGGCATGGGAGATGAATGTGCGAGTCATCGACCGTG